CACGGGCGCGGGCAACGTGACCGGCGTCACCTACGACAACCTCGTCAACCTCATCCACTCGGTTGATCCGGGCTATCGCGATAACGCCGAATGGATGTTCAACGACCAGACCCTCAAGGCCATCAAGCAAATCAAGGACTCGCAGAACCGCCCCCTGTGGCAGCAGGACATGGCGCTCGGCGAGCGGCCGACCATCCTGGGCTATCCGTACGTGATCAACCAGGACGTGGCCGTGATGGCGGCGAGCGCGAAGTCGATCCTGTTCGGCGACTTCAGCTACTACCTGATTCGCGATGTCCAGGACATTCGGCTGTTGCGCCTGGATGAGCGGTACGCCGACTACCTGCAGTCCGGCTTCCTCGCCTTTTTGCGGACCGACGGACTGCTCGCCAACGCAGGCGGCGCGAACGCACCTGTCAAGTACTACCAGAACTCGGCGACCTGAGAGAGGGAGGCCAATGGTTATGCGAGAGCAACCCGATCCACGACCGGAGCCGGAGCCCGTGGATGAAGGCGACGAGGCGCCCGAGCCGGCGCCGCAACCCGAGCCGGCGCCACCAACCACCTGACCGATGACCATGCCCTCGGCGTCCGTCTATTGCTCGCTCAGCCAGTTGAAGGCGCGGCTCGGCGTGCCAGACAGCGACGTGCGCAATGATGAGATGCTCGAGGGCATCATCGAGGCGGTCAGTCGGCTGATCGACGCGGAGTGTAATAGCCGGTTCGACGCCGTCACCGAAACGCTCTACTACACGCCGCTGTGCGGTCACGAGCTGCTGGTCGACGACATCCTGGCGGTCACCACTCTCGAGACTGACGACACTGGCGACGGCACCTACGCGACGACCTGGGCGCCGACCGATTATGTGCTGGCGCCCTACAACGCGAGGACCGGCAGTCAGCCGCGGCCCTACTGGCGGATCGAGACCGCAACTGGCGGGCGCTACCAGTTTCCCGCGGGCATGCGCCGCGGGGTCCGGCTGACGGCCCTGAAAGGTTTCAGTGAGCTGGCCGACTTGCCCGCCGGCGTCGAGGAAGTGTGCCTGCACGAATCGCTGCGCCAGGCGCAGGCAAACGTCACGCCGTACGGGATGACCGCGGGTGACGGCGGCGGCGCGGCGGCCCGGACGACGGTCAGCCTGTCGAATTACAGCAAAGGCACCCTGGCCCAGTACAGACACCAGGCGGTCGGGTGAGCATGCCTGTGCGACTGAACATCCGGGTCGAGGGGCTGCCTGCGTTGCTGCGCAAGCTGCGCAAGGACGTGCTGCTCGCGCCACCGCTCCAGGCGGCCATGAGCGCGACGGTCACCGATGCGGTCCACATCGTCGAGCGCGCGGCGCCGCGGCGCTCGGGTCGCCTGCGCACCAGCATCACCTCAAAAGTGGACGCGCGGCCGGTCCCGACCTGGGGCCGCGTCTCGGTCACCGCGCGCAGGCGCAGTCGCACCCATCCACGTGGCTTTCGCTATCCACGCCTGCTCGAGTACTCGGGACAATCGCCCCATCAGCGCTGGTTTCGTGGCGCGGTCATCCCAGCCAGGGCCGCTCTGCGGCGCCACGTCGACGCCGCCAAGCGCTCCATCGAGCGGATCTGGGCTCGATGACCTCCTCACTGCGCGCGATCCGTCTCGGACTCAAGACCCAGCTCGAGACCATCAGCGGCCTGCGCGTCTATGACGTCTGGCCGACGACGATCAACCCGCCTGTGGCGGTCGTGCGGCCGCTGAGTTGGACGTATGACGAGGACCTCAACGGCTCGATGACGTACCAGCTCGAGCTCACGGTGCTGCTCCAGCTCGGCAACCTGGTCGTGGCACAGGAACAGATGGACGCGTACATCGGGACGGAAGGTGATCTGAGCATCTGGCTCGCCTTGCAGTCCGACCCGACGCTAGGTGGCGCTGCCCATAGCATGAAAGTCGACGGCGGGCGTGATTATGGGACCATGCGCGTCGGCGCCGACGAGGACGGCCGCGCTCCTGAATTCATGGGCGTGCGATTCGACCTCGAGGTGATGGCGTAGTCATGCATGCCGAAGCGTTGCGCTTCGCGGCGCGCGCCATCGCTGACCTCCCCAGCGTCCAGGACTCCCATGTCCTGGAGATCGGGTCGCGCGATCTCAACGGCTCGATTCGGCCGTGGCTCGCGACGGCGGCCAGCTACACGGGCATTGATCGGCAGGCCGGCCAGGGTGTCGACGTGGTCGCCGACGGCGCGACCTACGTGCCAGTCGAGGCGCCCGACCTGGTCGTGTGCATGGAAACACTCGAGCATGCCGAGCAGGCCGACGCCATCGTGCGCAACGCCGCGGCGATCCTGCGCAAACCTGGTGGGCGCGTGCTCATTACGTGCGCGACCGAGCCGCGCGCCCCCCATTCAGCGATCGACGGCGGCCCGCTCCGTACGGGCGAGTTCTATCGGAACGTATCGCTCGCCGAGCTCGTCTGGTGGGTCGAACAGGCCGGCTTGAAGGTCGTGCATCGTGAAGTCCACATGGACCGCGGCGATCTGTACCTGGTGGCGACCGCGTGAAAATCCTGTGCAGTGCGCCAGGTCCGACGCATAGCACGATCGACCTGTACAACGGCATCGCCGACGGCCTGCGCGCCGTTGGGCATGCCGTCGGCGAATTCCGAACGCATACCCGCATCGACCACGCCAATCGCTGTCTGCAGCTGCGTTGGGAGGCCGCGGGCTCGCCGCACGGACAGGAGCCCGATACGAACAATGTGCTGTTCCACGCCTCGTCCGAAGTCGTGCAGTACGCGCTCTACCACGAGGTCGATTGGGTGGTCTTCGTCGCCTCTGGAATGGTGCATCCCGCGGTGTACACGATGCTGCGACGCGCGCACGTCCCGACAGCCATGGTCTTGACCGAGAGCCCCTACGAAGATGAGCGCCAGGCCGAGGTCGCTGCCCTGGTCGACGTCGTGTGGACCAACGAGCGCATGAGCGTGGCCGCGCTGCCCAACGCCCACTATCTGCGGCACGCGTACGACCCGGCGCGGCATTACCTCGCTGAGCCGGACCCCGACGTCCCAGCGCATGACGTGGTGTTTGTGGGCACGCTGTGGCAAGAGCGCATCGACCTGCTGAGCGCCGTCGATTGGACCGGCATCGACCTCGGCATCTACGGAAGCGCCGACCTGTTCGACTTTTCCAGATTCCCGAGCGAGGAGAACGTCCGAAAGAAGGCCACCCTCGAGCCCTACCTGCACATCGGCTTCGTCGACAACCAGCGCACCACAGCGCTGTATCGCGCGGCAAAGATCGGGCTGAACCTGCATCGCACGTCGGTCAGTCTCGCGGGCGGGCAGCACGTCCTCGGCGCCGAGAGCATGAACCCGCGCTGCTATGAGCAGGCCGCCACTGGTGGGGCGCTGCTGGTCACCGACGCGCGTGCCGAGGTCCTGGAAACCTTCGGCGAGGCCGCACCCACCTTCGATGGTCCCGAGCATCTCGAGGACCTGGTACGTCAACTCCTGTACGACGACCATGCCCGGCAGCAACGTGCCGAGGCCATGCGTCAGGCGATCACCCCGCACACTTTCGCCGCGCGCGCGGCGCAGATGACCGCTGATCTCTCAGCGGCGAAAGGAGCTTGACCTTGGTCACCCGTCTTCACGGCAAGCGCACCGCCGTGCTCATGAGCGCCACCACCACCGGGCCATTCGTGAAGCTTGGCTCGATCAGCCAGGTCGACATCGAGCGCCAGCCCGATCGGGTCGACACCACCTCGTTTCAGGATGGCAACGAGACCTCGGTCAAGGGTTTTCCGAAAGCCAACATCCGCCTGCAGGGGTACTTCGACCTGGACGATGTCACGTTGCAAGCGGCGCGCGACATCGAGACCGGTGTGATGGTCGGGGTCTACCCGGATTACCCGACCAGCATGACCAGGTTCTACGCCGTGCTGTCCGACGTCGACTTCGACTACAGCAGCGGTGCGCGGGCCGCTCAGACGATCACGGTCACCGCCGACGCCCGCGGGACGGCCATCGACAACTTGTAATGACGCTCAACGGCAGCGTTGCGGTCGCGTTTCCGATCAGGACCGCCGAGATCACGCTCGACGAGATCGGCTATGCCGGCTGGCATGCGACCGTCAGGCTGAATCCGCGCAGCTCGGTCTACGACCAGCTCCTGGTGGTCGAGGAGGAGGACGAGTGGTGGGCCGCGTTCGGCCAGATCGTGCTGGATTGGAATTTCGTCAGCGAGCACGGCGAACCAGTGCGCGTTCCAAGCGCGGTCGGCTCGCCGCAGGAGCTCGATCTGCCGGTGGGCGTGCTGACGTTCCTGTTCACGCGCTACCTCGAGGCAGTGCGGGCGGCGACCGAAGTCCCAAAAGGACTCGCCGCCAGCTCCTCCGCTACCTCCAGGACCAGCGACGCAAGCCAGACGCGCGGGTAGGGATTGCGCCACCGAATGCCTACCTGCCGATCCTCCTCGCCGAGCGCTTCGGCGGCGGCCCGTTCCTGTACCGCGACGTGCCGGCTGACGAGCGCGAGCAGCTGCTCGGCCTGCTGGTCATCGAGGGCAAGGTCGCGCGCGCGTACGACGGGCTTGGTCCCGACGACGAATTCATCGGCGACCTCGCCGAGGACGATGAGGACGATTGATGGCTGAAGCCGATCTGCGCCTGCTGCTGCGCACCATTGCCGACACGTCGGGCGCTGACAAGACGAGCACGGCGCTGCGCCGGGTCCAGCAGGACACGACGCGGACCAATGCTGTGACCCAGCAAATGGTGGGCAGTCTGACGTCCTACGCGGCCGGGTTCGTCTCTGTGGCGGCAGCTGCAACCACCGCCGCCGCGGTGCTGTCCGCGAGCATCACGGCCCAACGTGAAAACGAACGTGTCACGCGCGCCACGGCCGCGGCCTACGGCAGCAATGCTCAGCAATTCGAGCGCTTCGCCGCCTCGCTCGCGCAAACGACGGGCTTCACGTCGCAGGCCATCCTCGAGGCGGCGCTGTCGGCCAGGACGCTGAGCGCGAACTACGGCCTCACCATCCAGCAGACCCAGGAGTTGATCCGCGCCAGCGCCGACCTGGCGCGCGTGCGCGGCATCGGTGTGGCCGAAGCGTTCGAACGTGTGCAGTCGGCCATCCGCGGTGAAGCCGAAGCATCCGAGTACCTGGGCCTGACGCTGAACGAAACCTTCCTGAAAAACAACGCGCTCAACGGCTCGCTCAAAAACACCTTCGAGCGCATGACCGACGCCCAGAAGGCACAGGTTCGCTACGACGAGCTGCTGCGCCAGACCGCGACGTTCAAGGGGCTGGCCACCTCGTCGGTCAACAGTCTGGATGGGGCGATGCTCAGGGCCGAATCGTCGGCTAACCGACTGGCGATCGCCTTCGGCAAGATCGCCGCGCCCGCGACCATCACCGGGCTGCAAGCTGCCGAACAGGCCATGAAGGATCTGGCGATCACCCTGGATGTGATTCGCACGAAGCCGGGCGCGTCCGCGGCCGACATCGTTGCAGCCATCCGGGCCGGTACCACCCAACCGACGATCGCGCGCAACCAGGTCAGTCCTGCCGACCTCGAGCTGGCCGCCGGACTCTATCGACCCACAGCGGTCGCACGCGCGTTCGCGGCTCCTGGCGGGGTATCGGTGACGCAGCTTGCGTCCGAGATGCGTGCTGGCGAACGCGAGATCCAGAGCCTCAAAGAGATCGCCTATCTGGATCAGCGCAACGCGGCCGTACGCGATCTGCTGGCGATGCAGCGCGAGGAGCTTGACCTGAAAACGCAGCTCGCCTCGATGGAACGCGAGCACGGCGAGATGACCTCGCGGCGGCTGCAGCTCGAGCTGCAGAGCATCGCGGCCCAGCAGCGCGCCTTGCCCGCCCAGCAGGCGCTGCAAGATACCGAGCGCGCCATCGAACGGGCACGTCTGGTGCTGGGTATCCGTGGCACCTCCGCGGCGGAGCGCTCGAGTGCTCGAGCCGAGATCAGGAACCTGACACGTAATGTGGCGCCTGGTCAGCGGCTGGCAGCATTCGATGCCGAAACCGGCCTGCTCGGGGCCAATCGCCAGGCACAGGCATTCGACCTGGCCGCGCGCGTCTCGCAGATCGGGATCGAGCAGGCCATCGCACGTCAGGAAACGCTGATCAACGTCGCTGCGGCACGCGTCGACCAGCAGCAACAGGTGCTCGGCCAGATCATGCAGCAGGCCATCGCCGACGGTTTTCTCAGGCGTCCACCGACACAGATCACGGTGCAAGTGCTCGGGCCTGACGGCCAGGTCACCTACGAGGAATTGATCGAGGCGACCGACCAGGCCCAGATGCCGCCCGTGGTCAGGGTCTCGGGTGTCAGGCGCTAGGTGTGGCGACCTTCTCGATCGATGGCACGAGCACCAGCTTTCTGGCGGTCGTCCGTGGCTCGTCGCAGGATGCCGCGGAGCCGGAGCGCATCACCGTCACCGCCCATTTCGAGACGCTCGCCGAGTGGACGAACGCGGTCATGCTGATGACGCAGCGCTGGCACGCGCATCAGCCACTGGGCGGATCGGGCGTCATCATCGACGTGGCGCGCGGCGCCGGTCCTGGCACGCTTGTGATCGAAGGACTGGGCACGACGACAGCGCTGCTCGTCGAGCTGCGCGCGATGATCTACCTGCCTGGTGGCGCGCGCCGTCAGGCGACGGCCACGTTTGTCCGGACCGCCCTGTGGACCTGACGACCGCTGGCAGCTTGCGCATGGTGATCGTGCGCGCCTGCCGAGACCACGGTCCAGCGTGTGAGGCGCATCGCACAACCACCGATCTCGGCGTCGTCGCCAGCTTTGAAGGGAGGAGCACCAGTGGCATCACTTGTCCCGAACCAGGGCAAAGCCGTGATCACCGGTCGCCTGATCGGCACGACGCCGGCGCAGGCTGAGCCGCGCTATCTCGGCTGGGGCACCGGCGCCGTCGCCGGCTCGGCGAGCAGCACAGATGTGTCGACGCCGGCGTCTGAGGCGCGCGTCACCGGGGTGTCCAGCCGCGTCACCGTGACCCAGACCAATGACACGCACCAGGTCATCGGGACGATTACCGCGGATGCCACAAAGACCATTACGAACGTCGGGCTCTTCGATGCGCCGTCAGGTGGACAGCTGTATGCCATCTTCGACGGGTTCTCGCAGGCGCTCGAGGCGGGTGATGCGATCCAGTTCACCGCAAAAGTGACCTACGTCTGATGAGCCGGCTGTTGACCTGCGGCTGGGAGAGTGGCAACGTCGCGGAACCTGGCGGCACTTTCTCGTCCCCGAGCGCCGGCGGCTCCGAAGCGGTCATTTCCAGCAGCCCTGCGCCTCGGAGCCCGGGCAGTTATGGCTACAAGCTCTCCGGCTGGACAGCGAATCCAGGTCGCACCTTCAACCTGGGTTCGGCCAAGACCGAGCTCTGGCTGCGGTTCGGCTTGTTTATTCACTCTGGGACGGCCGGCGCGTTCGACTTCCTGAACGTTTACGACTCGGCGAATAGCCAACAGGGCCAGATCAACTGGACGCAGGGCGACCAGCTGCTGCGCGTCTACCGCGGCACCGGCAGCCTGCTCGGCACGAGCGCGCTCCAGTTCAGCCCAGACCAGTGGCATACCGTTGAGGTGCGCTGGCAAATCACCAGCACCACGGTCGGCACGGTCGAGGTCTGGGTCGACGACACGCGCTGGCTCAACCTGACGGGCATCGACAACACCCAGACGGGCAATGCCAATATCCAGTACGTCCGCATTGGCACGGCGAGCGCGACATTCGGCTCCGATGGCTATGAGGTGTTCGACGACCTGGCGATCAACGATACGGCGGGTTCGATCAATAACGGTCGGATCGGTGACGGCCGCGTCGTCCTCCTGAAGCCGACCGGCGCCGGCACCAGCACTGAGCTGCTGCGCGGCGGCACTGACACCGGCGCCAACTGGAGTCAGGTGAACGAAGTGCCGGTCTCGATGACGCAGTACGCCTACGAGGCGACGGCTGGCAAACGGGATCTGTATGCGCTGGCGAATATCCCGGCGGGCTCCT